GGTGCAGAAATATTAACAGTTGGTACTGAAGAATATCTATATCCACCATTAATAACAGTTATTTTCTGAATGGCACCTGATACAAGAGATGTATTTGCTGTTGCAGTTACTCCTATTCCAGAAAGTTGAAGTGTTGCATCATAGGTTCTTACTGAATCAATTTCAGGCAAACTTGTTGCGATCTCTTCATCTTCAAGTTCATAAAGTTCACATCTTAACTCATAGACATAATTCTTCTGAAGTTGGTAAAATGGTTTTCTATTTTCAACATATTTGATTTCCATAAAGCTATCACTTAATGGAATATAAATTAAATCACCTTCATTTGGTCGTAATGCATTTTTTACATTACTAATACCCTTCATCAGTTCACCAACATAAGTTTCAAATCGCTCTTTTGAAATGATGAGGTTCATTTCATCAGTAATTTTAACCCCAAACTTACTCATTAAAATGCTGTTAGGGTCAAATCCTTCATAATTGACCAGATATGCTTCAATAGGAAAAGCAGAAGTAAATTTTGAATACAGGACTTCTTTTATGACTTTTCCTTCAGTAATATATTGTCGTGGCATATAATAAACTTCTATGCCATACATTTTCAACTGTTCATTAATTAAATCCTGAACAAGACTTTGTTCCCCTGATGTGCCTTGTATGAAAAATGGATTTAACATATTATCCTATAAGATCAAATGGAGCAGTTTCAAACTCACTAATCATTCTCATTCTAATATCTTCTAATTCTTTGACAGCATCATCATAGATTTGACGTCCATTCAGTTCTACACCACCAGGAAGTTTAACTCCTTGGAATTTAATTAAGTTCTGTCCCCACTGCTTTTTAAGGGATGCTGTAAAATACAGTTTTAAGAAATAATCATTATAGACTTTGGAATAATTTGCTGGGTCTAAGATTCTGTAACACTCCATAATAAGATAATTTCCTGCCACAATGCTATCCCAACTCATATCAATATACAGTCTATTTTGTCTCTTATTAAATCTAATTTGTCTTTGTGGGTTTACAATCCAATCAATATCTTCCAAGTATCTTTTGGTAACATAATAGTTTACAAGTTCAGTGGAATTAAACCAGTAAATATCATTCAAGAATAACTGGTAATTAACATTAAACAAGTTTGACGTAATAGTTCTGTTGTCAAGTTTAAATACTCTTTCTACTCCAATAACAGCATCAGGAATTGGAATGTAGTTTGAGTTTTCTTCCCACCCAAAAGTTCCTATTCCAGATGAAACAGTGGTAGTAACTATGCCAGCAGTTTTTGCTCCACCACGTGCTCTACCCCTATCAATATCATCTTGAGTAAACTTATACTTCAAGAACATTTTTTCTACGCCATCAAAATGCCTTTCATTAAAATACTGAAGGGCATCATCTAATCTATCATCTATCTGTTCTTCTGAAACGTTAATTTCCAGAACAGGAGCACCAAGTTGCCTTAAAGCATAGTCAATTAATTCTTGTCTTGATGCTGGTTTTGCCATTATTTTATACTTTTTAAGTATTTAGAAACCTTTAACCAAGTTTGCTACAACTTCCTCTTGCTTCATGTACAACTTCACATAACATTTGCAAAGATTTCTCATTAAATCAATATTAGTACAAGTATCAAGTTCTCTTGAAATCTTTTCATATTCAAATAATTTTGAAATAGTCTCAAGTTCTAATTTTTCAGGGTCCATTTAAAATGCTCCTCAATAATCCTTTAATTTCTTCTATGGATTGTTTCAAATCATCAACATCATCTATCAAGGTATCCATGACCTGTTTGTCATTCATCCTTTTGTTTTTAGAAGAAATATAATTCTGCATTCCCTGAATGTCTGTATTAATGATTGCATTTGTTTTCAAATCTCTAATAATATTTGTGTGACCTTCAACTTTAGCATACTTATTCATTATTTTAATGCAATCACTCTCAAGTTTTCAATAATTGGTGTTACTGCTTGATTGATACTTGAGCACACAATCTTAATTGCAAATCCTGTGAAATCTTCCAAGTCGTTCATAGTATATTCATATTCCAAATATTGATTTACTAAACTTGATGGCACAAGTTTATCAGACAGTCCATTATTATAAGCTTGATTTTTTATGTTTCCATTTACATCTAAATTAGTGTATCCTGGGAACAAACTCCAAACTTGGTCTTCGTCTGGAGAATCATTTCTAAATGTTTTGTAAAGAACTCTAATGTCACAGTCTGCTGGTCTATAAGCATCCAGAAGAACTTTCAGGGCATTTGCACTTTGCAGTAAATCAACTCTATTAGTAATGTGGATGAATGTGTGTGGGTCATCCACATTTGAATTAACTCTGTTATCAGTAGTATAAGCAACCCCAACAATTGGTTGAGTAATTCTATTATTATTAATGGTTAAGAAAGATTTTTCAACATTAATAATTGGTGATACATTAGAATCAGTAGTTCCTAAATTAAAGTCTAATGTGAGAGATTTGTTTCCTGGGAATTGAGTTGCATTTAAGAATTGATTTTCATTTTCTTCTGATGCAACCAATCTAATATTATTGAATATGTTTGTGTTTGATATTGAAAGTGAAGAATAACCTTGGTCAGCAAATGGAGATTCATTTCCATCAACACTTTGTCCAGAAATAGACCTTAATGATGCAGCACAAGTTGTACCATTAAAGACTGAAACAAATTCTGAACTTATGCCTACTGTATTGTACAACTTGTTTTTAGTTGCATATACAGAGTCTCCACCTCCAAATTTAGATGATGTGAATGATTTGCCCACACCAATATAGTATGAATCTACAGTAACTGGATGAGAATTTGAAATTGTATGAGTAGTATTGATTCCAATCAGAGATACTCCATTAAACTCATACTTGTAAACTAAAGATGTGGTGGTTGAATGGTTTATGACTGGAGAGTTTTGTATGCCTCTTGTAATGACTGAAAGTTGTCCAGCAACAGAAGCATCTTCATACTTAATAATCTCACCATCAATTGAAATATATCCAGGATTTGCTGATGAAACTGATTGGCCTTCAAAGGTGGTAAAGTTTGAATTACTTGTTACAGAAATAGTTCCAGTTTCTGTTATACCATATCCAGCAGTTAATGTTGTTGGGGTAACATCTGTTGAAACACCTTCAATCTTCACAACATTACTTGCAGAATTCATTCCATGATTTGGATGAATAATTTGCATAAAATATCCATTATTTGGAGCATCTGAACCAACTCCAACTACAATTGGATTTGTTGGGAGAAGATTTTCAGAATCTTCAACTTCTACTTTAGAATTATAAAATCTTGCAGTTCCTCCTGTTGTAGAGAATTTGCATTTGTTAAGAGTAAATTTAAGGTCATCAGTTTGAACTGCAGTCCAAGTAGTTGCATTTTGTGAGATAAACAGAGAACCTAAAGATGGTTGTGAGTTAATAATAACTTTTTGTACTTCTGGTAATTTGGCAGTAGAAATTTCAACTTCTCCAAGCCTTGAAATCCATACATTATAATCAAATGAATCTGACAGAAGAACAATTGCATATTCTTTTCCACCTTCCAATCTTGTAAGATTGTCAAATCTAAAAGTAGTCGCTTTGCTTGCATCTGAACTTGTTGTAATTCCAGATGGATTTAAAACTTTTTCAAGACCTTCAATTATTTTGTCTGGTCCTCCAGGAATGCCATTAATAACTTCTCTAATTTGAAGTGTAACAGGAAGATTAGAATCTTTGCTTGCAAAGAAAACATCTACTGAAGATGGAACAATACCATTCTGATCACTTACTATAAATGACTGTGCTAATGGGTCATAATAATTGATAGTAGTTGTTTTAATTTCAGTTCCAGATGAAGTAAAGACAGCTTCCGCAGAACTTACAAACTCTCCTGGAACACCTAATGAGGTTGATTGAGTTACCTTGACAGGAGTGCTGCCAGTCTTAAACTTTAAGTTAGATTTAGTTGTTTCTGGAATAAAAATGCTTCCAATTAATGTTCCGTTATTGTCTGCAATTAATTGATTTTGAGATACAGTAGCAATTGATTTACTTGTTTCTCCATACAACTTACAACCTTTAATAAGGTTGCCATAAAACTTGGATGTATTTGCAATCTGAAGTGATGATGTATCTACATTTAATAATGTTGATTGAGGTCCATAAACTGTTGCTATTCCTGAAGAAGTGCTATATGGATTTGTTGTAAAAACTGATTCTGGTGAATTGTATGTACCTGATTTATGATTTGGAGTACAAAGTCTAAAAGTACAAATCTTTTGATTATTATTACTAATAGAATTTGTATAAGCAGTTACAGTTTCTCCTACTTGGAATGAACCAGTTACGTCACTTACCTGAAGAAGTTTAGGGAAAACATAAGTAAATCCATCAATATTAGAACTTATTTCTTTAGAGTCAAATAAAAGTTTGAACTTTGAATTTGGTTTTAATCTTGTGGCAACAAACTCAATATTTCTTGATCTAATATATTCTATTGGTTTTGTGCTAACTCTACTCTCAGTCCAGGAACCTCTTCCACTTGCAATTCTTATTGATTGTGAAATTTTAGTGGTCCAAGTATCTGAACTTGGATTTAATGTCAAAAGTCCAGTCCAAGTCACAACTTGATATGGATTAATGTTTGAGATTCTACTTGCAAATGGTTGTTTAGTATGCTCTGCTTCAGTATAAGATAATGTTAAACTATTACCAGTTAATTTTAAGTTGCTTGAATTAGTTTCACTTAATTTAATTTCTGAAATAGTTTTTTGACTGTTATCAGAGTATAAAGAAAGATTGACAAGATTTTTTGCTGTTGGTGAAGATACTGAATTGTCTTGTACTTCAGCTCTGTAAATTAAAGACTCAGTATTTGAGAAATCATAAGAACTAAAATTATCTACAAAGAACCCTGACTTAAATCTGTTAAATCCATCTGCATCTTCTATAAGAAGATTTTTAGTGGTAGATTCTAATAATGAAAGACTTGTATAATATTCTAATGATTCTACTCTATTTTCAATATCTCTCAAATCTGACATAGTATATCTTCTATTGTCAGTTAATTGGATAACAATATCTGTGTTTATATCATAAACATATGGAATTGCAATAATAGTTGCTACATCTAATACTTCTTTAGAAATAGTTGGTAGTTTAGGATTTTCTGATGATGCACCTAATACTAATTCAAATTCTCCAACAGAGGATAAAGTTAATTTATCATATCTTGCCAAATAGAAAGAATAGTCAAATACAAAATCTTCATTAG